GACCCGACCCGACCCGGCGTAACCAAATCCGTCGGAGTCGCTTTTTGGAGGAACTTGCCGGTATTTGCCAAATCAACAGTGTTCAATGATTGTCCCTCTGAATCTGCTGGATCGATGGGACGCTCGACAGGCGCGCCTGCGCCCGGTGCATCAACCCTCTCACCAACCATCTCAGCAGGACGCTCAACAGAAACTAATTTCGTCTCCGGTGCATCTACCGCGTCATTAGTTGGATCGATGGGACGCTCGACAGGCGCGCCTGCGCCCGGTGCATCAACCCTCTCACCAACAGATGACTCAATGTCAGCTATGAACATATTTATTTGGTTTTCCTCAACTGCTGCCCAAGCCGGAGGCGGTGCGGTCGATGCGCTACTGCCTGGTGGCTCCGAAGACCCCGGAGGTGGTGCTTTTGGCTTTCCTCTCGGTTTATCTTTCTTCGCCGATGGGAGCACATGGTTGTGTGTTCGCATCAGATTGGCGTGTTCATTGAGAAAATTTGCTGTCGCGTCGCTGTACCAGGGGTTTTGTGGTGCTGGTAGTAGCTGCGATAAGTCGTTGTCTGAATTTTGGCTGTCTTTCCTGGATGAATTACAGCCACGGCATGAGACCACCATATCGTCGGGTGATTTGGCGGCTACGCCTGGATATAGGTGATCGTAGGTTCCTCCGCGTGCTCCGCGTTTGTCGTTCCAATAGACCACGTGCCCGCACCATCGGCATGCGTCGCCGTCGCGCTCTCGGATCGGCACAACGAGTTTTGAGTCGCGAGTGTCGTTACGCTGCTGATTTGCCCATTCACGTTGCTCTTTTGAGACCATGTGAATCAGCTCCGGGTCTTCAATGAGCTTATAAGCGATTGCCCCGGTCTGCTGATTTTTGATTTGTTCAAAATACCCGCAGTACTCGGCGGCCGCGGCAAGCTGCTTACCACGGGCAACGCCCGCAACTTGGAAGATTGTGCCAAGCTCGATGATGGAGTCTCCTTCATGAGCGGCGCACATTGTGGCTGCCATTGCCACAAATCCGAAAAGTTCTAATTTTAGGGATTCTGTTGCGTTGGGAAGTTCTAGGGAGCGCAAAACGACTGGATGCATAGATGCGGTGTCGCCAATGCGGAGCCAGCTCATGCGCATTCCTCTTTTCCATCTGAATTGTTCGTGATTACTATGCAATAAAGCATAATGCAATGTCTTATTTTATGCAAATTTGAATATCCAGGCGGCTAGGGCATACCTGTGGCTGCTTGCCGCCTGGATTTCGCGCCGTCTAGTTGTTCTCTGCGATGATATTGATAGCTGCCTGGATAAAGGTGATTATGAGCAGGGCAGCGAATGCAGTTCCTACGGCTCCTGCAAGGGCGAAGGTGAATACTTTCGCCCATGTTTCGCCGTATAGGTTTATGAACCTGTCAAGGCGTTCTGAAATTTGGTGCTTATCTTTCATGGTCTCCCTCTCTTTATCGGAGTAGTGGCTTTAGCGGTGACTCCGGGATGGCTAAAGTACATGTGATGTTGTGGATAGTTAGGTTGCCTTTTATCTTTCCGGTCTCACATGCCTCCGCTAGGATTTCCAGATCGCTAGGCGTGTAAGCTATCAGTGCTGATGGCGCGGGAGCAGGGTATTTCCCTGGTCTTCCGGTCGGATCGTAGAATTTTACCCGACCTTCGAGCCATAAAATTCCAGATGCTACAGGGAATACATACTGTTGCCAGTATTTGGTATCTGTTCGTGCGAAGATGAACGCTATTCCAGCGCCGCCGTTTTTCACATGCTCTGCCATTTTCTTTACCCATTTGTCTATTCCTCGCCCGTAGGGCGGGTTTAGCCATACCCGCCCCTCCCAGCGCTGTGCTAGTCCGTCTTCTAATTCAGTGAATGTTCGGGTGGCTCCGATCCAGTCGCGGTTTTCGATAGGTGCGGCCGGGTCGAGGTCAAATTTTCCGAGGGGCTGGAAAATATGGGGGGGGTAAGCCATGTGTCCGATGCGCTTGTGCTTCTCTGTGGTATCGGCATTTACTTTTCCTTCCTGATGATTTGGTTAATCCTGTAACCGTCGGTGTGCAAGAGTGCGTTGATGGTTGTCCGAATGTTTCCAGGCCCTACTGCCTGTACCGTAACGGTTGCCCCTAGACGGCCTCTCTGCACGATATAGTCAGTAATTTTTGCACCGGGTGCTTCGCATTTGACTAGGTTTTGGATGCGGGCATATACGGTTAGGTACCCCATGTAAGATTTACTCCTTTTCCGTCTTTGGTTGTGGTAAATATGATGTCGTTAAACATTTATTTCCCTCCAAGCTAGTGCACCCCTGAGGAATTGTGAGTTGTGCCTGCTGATTACGTCTTTCATGTATGTTTCTAGGTCGATTTCGGCGCTGGTGCCTGTTCCTGCTTCCATGCGTCGAAGGATTCCTGGGGTTTCTCCGTGGATGGATAGTCTGGCATCGGCGCAGTCCTGGCAGTAGACCGTGAACTCGGTTGAGTCTGGTATGCCGCTTTGAGCTGGGTGGAACTTGGTGTTTAGCTCTGCCCGGTGCGGGTAGCCGCTTCTTGGTTTTGGTATGTTCATTTTTCCTCCAAATTCGCCATCATTTCCGCGAGAGCTGTTGCGGCTTGTTGCGGAACAACGCCGTTGCCTATGGCTTTAAGTTGTTGTGCCCGTGTGAGGGCTAAATTGGGGTTGGTAACCCAACCTGCCGGCAGTCCCATCATCCATTCGCTAAATTCTGGGTTTAGCTGCGGTTTCCCGGTGCGTGATGGGCGGGTTGGAGCGGGGGCTTTATTCCCGGTGACAGCTTCCCACCGTTCGACAGCGGGCGCGTACTCGTGGAAGTCGAAATGCACTTCTTCACGGAGGTTCCCGGTTCGTTTGCTGGGTTGCCGATCATCTTTGCCGCGTTTGAGCGCTTTAAGTCTCGCTTCGCCGCTTCTCCAATCTAGACTATCCATCGTGTTCGGCGTAGGTAGCAAGTAGGGGATGTCTTCGGCGAGGTTCCCGCTGGTGGTTCGGCTGCGGGCGGTTAGGCGGCGCGTATACGTTTCTGGGAGTGGTGCACCTTTGATGTCTGAGCAGGTTGGGGTTGGGAAGAGCGGGGCTGTATCTCCTCCCGTGTTAGTGGCACTCCCTCGGTGATGGCGTTCACCCAGTCCGGGAGCAACAGAGCCGATTTTGTGGCTTTGTACGGGTTCTTCCCTCCCCGCACTCCGTCTGTCGCTGTAGGTATAGGAATCGTTGCGCCAGGCGAGGACGAAGACCCGTTCGCGGTGGTGCGGAGCGCCGATGTCTGATGCTCGTATAGAGCGCCATTGAGCGCTATACCCGAGGGAGGCAAGATCGCCGAGTACACGTCCGAGTGCCCGCAAAGCAGGTTCGGTGTCGCTCCCCCCCCCCTGTTCCCATACATCCCGGACAGGGTTCCAAATCGCTAGAGGCTGTCGCACTTCTAGCTCCTTTCACGTTTTCCCACACTACGAGGCGGGGTCGAACAGTTTTGATTGCTTCTCGCATGGATACCCACAGGTTCGAGCGGGTTCCATCCGTCATGCCCCGCCGAGACCCTGCCAGGCTCACGTCCTGGCAGGGCGAACCGCCGGAAATAATGTCTACCGGTGGCACTGTTTCCCAATCCACGGCGGTAACGTCACGAAAATTCGGGGCTTCCGGGAAATGCTGCGCAAGAATCTTTGCCGGTGCTTCCTCAAATTCGCATACCCATGCCGTTGTCGCGTTCAGCGCATACTCGACAGCGAGCGCGAGGCCTCCGTACCCGGCGAAAAGTTCCCCGGCGGTGAGTTTATCTTTAGATGTTTTCATGAGTGGTTGATTCTGTGGCGAGGTGTTCTTTTGGATTCCAGACTTTGTTTGCGGCGAGGGCGGAGGCTTCTGCTGCGAGCGCTTTGAAGAGGTCGCTAGGGCTAAAAGATGAGTAGCACCCTGCTAATTCTTCGATGTTGGTGTCTTGGATGGTTTGAAGTTGTAGTGTGCTGGTGAGTTCGGTGAGTGTTTTCGCGGCGTCCTCGATTGCGTGGTATCTCTCTTGCGGCGTGTTCACTTTTCCTCCTGCATTGGTTCGGTGGATGCCCAATAGCCCATTTTTTCGTATGCCATCTTCGCGAGTTGTTTTGTCGCTTTTTCATCTCCTGCGTAGATTTCTTCGATCTCTCGCACGTTTTCCTGTGCTTCTTGCATGTCGGTAGCTATGCGGTCGGCTATTTTGTTTATGCGAATCTTTATCTCTTCGATGTTTTCCTTAATGCTGTTCGTTGAGTCAGCACTTCCGTACTCCTTGATCTCCAATTTTTTTAGAATTTCAAGAGGCTCTGATAGCTCAGCAAAGCATTCTTCAAGTTCACGCATTTCTCGCTCCTTACTTGTTCTATATGCCTTCTTTTGCGCCTACCACGTATTCCCTGAATTTGAGTAGGGTCTCGTCGAGCTGTTTCAGTAACTCGACGATTAGGCGCTCTTTTTGGTTTTCTGTTAGCTCAGAGTGTGCTATTGCCGAGATGAAGCCTATTACTTCGTCCGCTTCATTGGAGAATCCCCTGATTTTCCGTTGGATTTCAGGTAAGCTCTGCATGGGCGTTCTCCTTTATTGTGCGAATCCTGTGTAGCTGGTGATGTTTTTCGGGTCTTCGTCGGTGATGAGGTTCCGGCGGGCGTGTTCGATGGCTTCCTTCGCCGCAGACTCGTAGGTGTCGAACAGGGTGGGCATCCCGCCGTAGTAGACAGCGAAATCTTTGCAATCTTCACATTCGACACTCCACATTCCCGGTAGCTTTTTGTAAACTACTTCTGGTTTGTGGGTGCGATACGGAGATGATGGGACGGGCGGCGTATCCGGTGATATTTCAAGATTCCGGTGTACAGATGAGTGTGTTAATGCTTCACCAGGGTTTAGGATTGTCTCTCCGTTTGGATAGTGTCCGCACGTCATTGTGTATGTTCTATCTATAAGATTCCGCTCCTCGGAAACCCGGAGGTTGATAGTCTCGTATTCATAGTTTGTTTCCAGCATGACGGGGTGAGGGACAAGTTTGAACTGCGGGATTGGTGTATCTTTACCCGATAGCTTTTCTACCTCTTTCGCAGGGTATGGAATCGTATTTGCAGCGCGTTTATCGAAAATTTTCATGTCTCTTTTCCTTTAGTTGTTCCGGTACAGGTCAAGCATCATGTCGGTTAGGTGATCTTTGATCCTGCTCACTATCTCTACTTGTTGGGTTCCCTCACGCTCGGCGCTCTTGATGAATCGGGCGACGTCGCGGAGAGTGTTACGGTGGGTTATCTCAACTCCGCCACCGCATCCCTCCCAGCCGAGGTTTTCCAGCCTATCCACGGCGGCTTTCGCGCTTGGGGAAAGATGGAACTCTACTGTGTCGCCTATGTACCGGTCGAGGCAGTCGAGGGCTTTGATGACGTCCTCCACACCGTTTTTATTCGGTGCCCGCCAAATATATTTGACCGTGGAAAATAGCCACCCTGGCAGCTCGCCAACGAATTCTTCCGCATTGACTCCGGCGATCGGGGCATAATGTTTCGGCATTTACTTTCCCTTCCTAAACTGCTCTGATAATCCAGTGGTTTTGCTCATGGGTGAGCTTCGCTTTCTCCGCGAGGCGGCGGGCCTTATCTTCGTTCTCCGAATTGATGAGAACTGTCGCGATCGTCCCAATGGATACGCCCTCTTTTGATAACCCCTCACCCTCGCAGTCTTCGCACTTTACGTACAGTACGCGGCGAAGCGTTTCGTCATACCAGCTCTTGGTTGTTTTCTCGACGATGAGGACGTTATGTACTCGTGCGTGGATTTGTTCTACTTCGGGTTTCATGCGCGGTTCCCCATCGTCTCTAGGACGGTATTGCGGGCCTCGCTCACGAGGGTAGCGACCTCACTGTCTTCCATCCCCCTACCTAGCGCAATGACACCGTGCAGGTGTGTTCCGTAGATGAGATGGCGAATACGTCCTGCGTCGCCGCCTGTGACGCGGGTTGCTGCTTCACCGTAGATTTTCGATGCCGTCGTGAACGCAGCGACCTTGATGACGTTGAAATTCGGGGACTCCGGTGCCTCTGGATTATTGACACTTAGATAAAGGTCATTGAGCAGAGTGTCAGTTATTTCCGCATCCTCGGCGAGATTACCAACGATTAGTTCAGTGTTCCCATACGCTTTATGAGTCTCTGCGATCATAATGTTCTCGTTATCAAGCTGATCGCCAAATTCCAGCCGCAGAGGTTCCTCGCTATTCTGCTTATTGGGCTTGAAAATCGAGGTGATGTTCTTCGCATCATCGGTGTAGAGGCAGAACTCGCGCTCTCCGGCCTCTACCGCCTGTTCGATGCGGACAGAAGCGACAGCTCCGAGTGCACTGTTCCCAGTGATAAGCGCTAGTTTCTTCGCGGGAGTGATACGAGCTGCGATAGTTGCCGCATTCCGCTCCTTCTCACCACTGTAGAGCGTTGCCTGCTTCGAGACAGGAATGAGTGCACGCAAAGCAGAAACAAATTCCAAGGTGTTTACGGTGACGGTTGCCATAATACTTTTTCCTCTTTTCCTAATGGCTAGTTTTTTTCTTGAGCCGTTCCCGGCGAGCGCGGATGTATGCGGCTAGTCCGGGTGGCATTTCGGTGATGTGTGGGTCTGGGGTTGCTCTCGTTTTTGGTTTTGGTTCTGGCCCGTGGGTGGTTAGTCGTATGAGTGGGGGTTTGCCGCGTTTTTTGTTTGATTCTTCGCGGGATTTGCAGGTTTTGCATTTGGGGTTGCGGTAGATCATGGCGTATCCGCATTTGCTGCATGTTAGCCGTCGTGTTGGTAGGTTTGCTTTTTTTGCTCGGCTCCATCGGCGTTTCATGCATGTTTTGCATCCGGTGGTGAATTGGTTGGTTTTGCCTCCGCATCCGGCGCATGTTTTGGGTTCTTGTTCGTCGCCTGCTTCTCTTATGAGTTTGACCTGGTGCCTTTTGCGGCATAGGTCGCATTCCATGTTGAAGTTGGTGTATGGTGTTCCGCATTTTTTACAGCATCTGCGGCGTTTGGGTTCTTTGCCTATGGATACGTTGTAGTTGTGTCTCCATTTGCATTGTTGGCATCCGGGGGTTCTGCATGGGAGTGGGTTTTTGCATCCTTTGCAGATGTGCCCTTTGCTGGTTTTCATGCTTCCTCCTTCCTCCTAGCAGATTTCGTATGATGCGATTTCGGCTAATCGGTTAGGGGCATGTGGGGAGTGTACGGTGTATACCCGTTGTGTCTTTCTGTTGATTTCTAGGATTCCGCGGTTTCTGAGTTCGTGGGCTACGGTTTCGGCGGCGAGGGCGGCTAGTGATGTTTTGGTTTGTCTTCCGTGGTAGGTGAGTGTGGTTTGCCTAGTAGGTGTGGTTGGGGTGGCGAGGGTCTTGAGGTCTCGTTCGTAGATGTTGATGGTTTTGTCTGCCATGTTTATGCTCCTAGTATGTTGCCGAGTAGTTTGATGAGCCATGCTATGGGGACTGCGATAATGAGGGCGATTAGCATGCCGATCATTACGACGATTATTACTTCTAAGCAGGCTTGCAGGTTTTTGGCGATCCTACTTTTCATGTGTTCCTGCTTCTTTCTCGATCATCATGGCGAGTTCTGCGATCTTGGATGCGGCGAATAGCAGATGTTTTTGGAGCTGTTCGGAGAGCTGCGCGATGTGCGGGGCGCGGCGGCGTTTCCAGAGGTCGGAGGCGAGGGCGTCGAGTTCTGCGGCGAGTTGTTTGTTCTCTGCGGTAAGTTCTTCGGGTGTTACTGCCGGGATGTTGATGGTTTGCTGCACGAGAGCTTCACGCTGGATTTCGTGTTTTATGGACTCTATTGACTCTGCTGTTTCTGCGATTTTGGCGAGGGTGTCTCGCTGGTGGTTGTCGAGATTTGTGCCTTGGATGCGGCGGTTAATTCCTTTGGTTGTGAGGAATGAGAAGGATCGGTTTCGGGTTCGCTGTTTTTCTTCTTCGGTGAGGGAGTCGTAGGTGAGCTGGAATTTTGCGCGGCATTCGGTGTCTTCCGGTTTGATGTCGCGCAGCATCTCGTAGTCGTGTTCTGCACCGGCGGCGCGGGCGAGGTCTACGGCGTGAATGTAGATTTTTCCGTTGTGCCAGACGGTGCGGATATTCTGGCCGGGCTTGAGAATGTTATCAACGGTTGCTTCTACGAGGGGGTATTCTTTGCGGTCGCGTTTCATTTTTATCTTCCTTATTTCTCTTGAGGGGGGGGTTATTCGGTGGGTAGTTTGATCCATTTGCCTGTGCGTGGGTCTTTGCCAACGGAGAGGCGGGAACGGTATAGGGCTGCTTTGTAGATTGCTGTTAGGACAATTAGTGCTGGTATCGCGAGTAGCCCTAGTATGATTGCCATTAGCGTTAAGATGATGATCGTCATTGTTGTTTCTCTTTTCTCTTGAGCCTGAGTCTGCGGGCTTGCAAGTACTTCATAAGTCCTGCATCTATAGGCTTTGGTGGCTGGTTTTTTCGTGGTTGTTGGCGTGGGCGGTACTTGGCTCGGAGTTTTTCAAATTCCTCGCTGCTGATGACGCCTCGTGTGTATCGTGAACGAAACCGCGTGTAGCATCCTTCGCAGCCTTTCGTCCACGTGTTTACGGGGCAGCCGCACCAGGTGCAATGCGTCGGGTATCTCGGCATTTTATTTCACCGTCCGCCAATCTTGCGCTGTGAAATATGCTCGTGAGCGTGCCCGGTTTTTCACGGTGTTTTCATGCCAGGCGTCAAGCATTGCGCGGCTAAAAAGAATGTCGTCGCGCTCATTAGTGAGTGCTACCGGTACGAGCCTGTTGCTTACTTTGTTGAGAGAGCTTTTGAGACTCGCGATCTTCCGGCCTGTATGCTCCGATGCTTGCTCGAAGGTTAGAAGCTCGACGTTTGGGTGTCGCTCTTGATATTCGGCTGCTGTTGGCAGGTTCGCGAAGCGGCGGGCGTATCCTACAGCTCCCATGATGCGCCCTCGCCCTCCGTTTCGGCATCGATCCAGTCGGCTCGGTTCCACAGCACCATCGCAACTGTTGCGAATACGATGGTGCCGAATGTTGCGCCGTTCGCTACCATCACTCCATGAGCGAGCGCGGAGTAGATGGCTCCGGCGGCGCAGATAATGGCGAGTGTGAAGAATAGGATTGCGGGGGTGAGTGGGTGTTTGATGATGCGTTTCATGGTGGTTGCTCTTTTCCTGATTATGCATATTTGCATAATCTGTTTATTTTTTATGCAGTAACGCATAATTTATTGGTTGAAACTATGCGTTACTGCTGTCTATGCATTTAAGCATAAGTGATTGTTTTTTTATTTGCAAGTTCTTGCAGGGACTATTTTTGTGTCGATGCCCACATATTCGCAAAACGCGGTGATCGTGTTGGGTGGGGTTGGGATACGGCCGGTGCGGGTATGTTCGCGTTGGGCTACGTAGGCTAGGTGTCTGTATACCTGTTCGCGGGTGCGGCCGGTGTAGTGTGTGATGGTGTCGATTGTTTCTGCCCATTTGGGTGCGCGCCAAAAGGTTTTTTTGTTAGTTTGGGGGCGGCCGCCAAGGTAGGCTGTTCCTCGGAGTGTGGTTGCGTATGTCATGATTACTCTTTTCTAGTTGTAAGTCTTTTGCACGTCAAGACTTTTTAGGTATTGGTGTATGGCTGTTTCTGGGTAGAGGATTCGTCCTCCTGAAACTCCGCCGGATGTCGAAATATAGGCTGGTCCGCGTCGTTCTGATCGCCATTTGCCTAGAGTGGTTGGCTGCACGCCTAACCCTGCTGCTAGTTCCTCCGGTGTGAGGTAGGCTTCTCCTTTAATATTTAGGCTCAAAATCAGTTCCTATTCATCTGCTTCCGTATAAGGGAATTTGTCGAGGATCATTTCTGCAAATGCCCGGAGCTGTTCGGTTAGGTTCGCATAGATGTCCTCTGCTGTACTTTTGCTGAGCTGAGGGTATGCGAGCACTGTCAAAGATGCATTATGAAGGTCGCGTAGATTATCTATCCCTTCCCACACAACGCGGGCATCATCGAACGCTTTTTGCAAGTCTTGCTGGTTCATGAGGCATTTTCCTTCCTGCTGTCCTGATCCGCGGGGGGCGTTTTGGGAACTACGGTGTATCCGTTTGTTAGATCAGTTACGGTTACGCCGAGCCAATCTGCCGCGACCTTGATATATGCGACCTTCCAGGTGGTCGTACCTGAACGGAGTCGCGATGAGGTGAATTCAGAGACTCCGAGTAGTTGAGCGAGTTCTACCGATTTCCGACCCTGCTGGAACATCAGCAGGCTTACGGAATTCGCAATCTCGGCGTTTATATCCATTTCTCTCTTTTCTTTAGAAGATATAACTAGATTATGCATATTTGCATAATCTGTCAAACCCTTGCAAAACCTTCAATAATTAGTTTATAGTGAGTTTCATGAGTACAACACGGGATACAGTTCCAGCCACATCTTTTGATACTTTCGTCGCGGCCGAGGTACGCCAGCTTATGCGTGAGCGTGGGTTCACACAGACTTCACTTGCGGAGAAGTCTGGCGTGAAACAACCGCGTATTTCGCGTTCGGTGTTTAGCGTGCGGTCTTCGCTACCGGTGGCTATTTTGGATGAGCTGGCAGTGACTATGGGTGATACTGCGTCGGGCATTCTGCGGCGGGCAGAGCGTAAATATTTCGAGGCAAACGAAGAGCGAGCAAAGATACAAGAGGAACGCGCTAAATTGAACGAGGAACGCGCTAGGTTAGATGAAGAGATCGCTAAATTAAATGAAGAGAGGGCAAAGCTACAAGAGGAACGCGCTAAATTGAACGAAGCAGACACACCCCGGCTATTGGCTCTCTAAAGAATCCTGTATCTATCACTCTCTCACTCTTCTTTTTCACTCTGAGGTCTTGGGTCTCAGGGGCATTTTTTTACCCCTGGCACAGACAAGGGCGACACCACGCTAAGGCTGAAAAACGCGGTGCCGCCCGTGATGCAGGGTGAAAGAGAGTCCTGCTCATATGAAACGCTTGAATAATATAGTGCACTGTGGCGGCGTGCGCAAGGGAGAGTTATAAAACATGGTACGTCCACAAACACCAATTGGGCATCATGGAGTTATCACTGCAAAAAAACTAGATTCCGGCCGCTGGGTGGCTCGGACATATTTCCGCGATCAACGCGGGATGCGACGCGACGTTACTGCACGTGAGCGCTCAAAAGGGGCTGCGGTTCGTAAGTTGCAGGTGAAGCTAGAATCATTGCCCGCATTGGGAGTTGGCAGGTTTTCATCAAGTTCTCAGCTCGGCGAGGTTCTAGATTGGTGGCTTGACCGCTGGGAGGGCGCGGAGCAGACGCGATATAACTTAGGTGTCTCGGTTCGTGCATTGAAGCGTAATTTGGGTCATTTCTCGCTGTTTGAGCTTTCAATTCCGGTGGTTGTCGATTATTTAGAGTCAGTGAAGGCCGAAAGCTCGGCGCGCAGGCAGAGGCAAGTTTTGCGCGCCGCTTTGGGCGAGATGGTTCGTTTGGGTGTTTTAGCGTCTAACCCGGTAGAAGCGACGCGGCCGCGGCGAACAGCTAGGAAAATTCCGAAGGCGCTCACACCTGCGGAAGCGCTGGAAGTCATTCGCATTGTGCGGGAGCGGGCAGGCGGCGATGGTGCAGCATGGCTCGGTGATCTGTGCGAGCTTTTGGCAGCGACGGGTACACGATTCGGTGAAGCTGCGGGCGTGCGATGGATTGATGTCGATTTTAAAACTGGACGTCTGATTGTGCGAGGCACCGTGATTACCGGCGGAACATACCAAGCACATACAAAGACTCACCAGGTGCGTGTAGTTCGCCTTCCTGCGGGCGTACTGGATATGCTGCGGCGGCGGCAAGAATCATCCGAAAGTGAGTTCGTCTTTATAACCGGGCGAGGCAACCTACTGTCGGGGTCGAGCGCTGGAAACGCGCTCCGGCGTTGTCTCAAGGGAACGCAATTTGAGTGGGTTACCCTTCACACGTTCCGCCGGTCGGTGGCAACATGGCTTGAACGTGAGGTTGGAATGTCGGCGGCGGCTCTACAACTTGGGCATGAGCAGGAATCCACGACGCGGAAATCCTATGTCGAACGCCGGGGCGAGGCTGACTTCTCGGAATTTTTGGAAGTTTCGCTGTACGCTTAACTCACTACTTTGAGATCGCGAGCGCGGCGTGAACTCACTATAAACTCACTACTTTGTCAGGGAGTGGTAGTAATTCAAATATGCATATAATCTATTTTAGGTTGGCTAGTTCCTTGCTATGTCAAGGGTTTTGGCGGCAAGTTCCTTGATATTCCGGTATGGGGTTTTGGGTGATAAAAGTTCTAAATTGATTTTGCTTAGCGGGTGTAGTTCCTTGTAATTACGGGGTTTTTCGATGGTTTTTAGTGACTAACTCACTATAAACTCACGATTTTGAAAATGTGTCTTATGTCATTGGTTTCCTGCTTGATTCAAGAGTTGAAATATTCGATACTTGATTACGTCGAGGCAACACGGCATCGACGATCAGGAAAAGAGAGATAGCATGAGCCATGCATACACGATCCGTAACATCTCAAGACATGCCACTCACATCTACGACGGAGAAGAACTTATAGGGTATATGCAGCCATCATCGAGCCGCACGACAGGCGGTTGGAACGCATACTATGGAAGCACCTATGCCACCACTCATAAGTTATCTCTTTATTGTGTGGCAGTCGGCTATTCACAAGAGAAATGTCTCGAAAACTTCATCAAAACGTATGAACACGATACACAAGTTTTACGGTAAGCGCGGTGCTGAAAAGCTCCTTGGCATCGCCCCATACACGTTAGATCAAGTCGCCGCTAGGCACCCATTACCTTCTACAGAGTTTACTTGCGATGGTCTCCCTATATATACCAAGGAACAATTGCAAGACTGGTATGAAGAGAGGCCGCGCCACGGTGGCGACCGAAAATCAGACGCTTTCAAAAAAGCTACAGGCAATAGAAAAGAGTAATCATGAAACCCCTCAAAATTGACACTACCGCCCCTTACCTCTGCTTCGACTTCTCATGCGCGGATGAAATCGGGTTGCAAGTGGCGTACCAACGCACCGAGCATTCAGAGGTCGAGGTGTACGAGTTCGGAGACACCGATACGCAGGGAACTCAAATTTACCGCCGCTCCGGTAAATTTGGCGAGCCGCACAGATATATGCGGGTTCCGCTAGATGGTTCCGATGCGGTTGAGAATATTATCCTTGGTACCGGCGCGTCGAGATACGTCACCATCAGCTCAGTCGTAGACGGTGAAGCTATGGAAGGGCTGCCAGAGGATGCAGTAGAGCGTATCCACCGTCTCGTTCTCGAAAATAGTAAACTTAGACTCGCGCAATAAAAAAGTAACCCCATGCACCAGCTCATTGTCTGGTACATGGGGTTATACTTTTATCGGAGACGAAACTTGCCGTTTTCCTCCTTCATTACCTAGCCCCTCCGAGCGTTGGCATGCATATCGGAGGGGCTAAATTATTTACGCTTCGCCCTGTACTCGTTCGCGAAGCGCGGCATCTGCACCGTGATCTACGTGGTCTCCCAGGTTCTCATACTTCGATGCAGCAGGAACCTCATGATTAGGATCGCCGTAGAGGTATTCCTGTACGCTCCGGCTCCGGTCAGTCTCCGGGAGCGCCGGGGTGGTTACTGCATCCTCAATACGTGCGAGTGCATCAGCTACCTCTGGGTGAGGTTCGGGGTCTGCCCCGGTTTTTACGTTGAAGATCGCGATGATGAGTCCGAAAAGGGCGGGGACTAGAGGCAGGTAAGTGTTCAGGTTTTCCTGCGTGATAACGCCGTGAGCGACGAAGATTGCGCCAATGGTTAGGGCGAGGGTGTAGGTTGCGGTTCGGATGTTTGCGAGGCGCTGGGAGTTCATGTTTAGTTTCCCTTCTGGTTCTTGATGAGTTCAGCGAGCAGGCGGTTAGTTTCCTGCTGTGCGGCGATGAGCTGCTTGTTCTGCGAGAAAATGTCTCCATCCCACTTGATGCCGTCTTGACCGCGGGTTAGTGCGTCCTTGGTCTGCTGGGTCTGGATGCTGGTGTTGGTGATGGCGTTGTAGAGGGGGCCTGCGTGCCAGTGCTGTTCTTTTCCAGGGCGTAAAAGTGCGTGGATGCCTTCGACTGCGGTGAGTAGGCGTTCGGTCTGTTCGTTAGTCATTTCGTCTCCGTTTTCGATGAGAGTGCTTACTGTTTCTGCGATGACTCCGCCGGTGTAGTGTTTCTGCGTGAGAGCTAGGAACTGTGCGGCGGGGAATCCATCTCCGGGGTCGGTGTGATCGGATTCTCGGAATACCCGGCTGATCTGTGCATGTGTGGTGATTCCTTTTTCACCGTTCGCGAGCTGCTGATCGGTGAGGAACCGGACCGGTATTCCGTGACGTTTGCAGATGTCGGCCATAAGAGCGGCTGCCCGGTCAAGAATTGCTTGCGAGGCCGGGTCTGCCCATTCGGTAGCTGTCTGTGCAGCGCGCCCTGCTAGTTCAAGGTGAATGCCGAATGCGTTCCCGGTTGGCATGGCTGCCCATGCCGCGGCTCGTTCGTCCACACATTGAACGATGGAATCAGGGTCGATGCAGTAATGAGCGCTAGTACCTGCGGCGGGGTTGGCGAACCAACCTGCTATATTTTCTGCAATCTGTGTCGTTTCGGGGGTCTCCATCGTGTGCAGAACGCCCCACTTTGGTGTTAGCGCGCCCCATGTGCAGTTTCCGGTCGGATGGATGGTATTCACGAGGTCGGAATCTGGTGCAGTGAATGCTGCTGCCATTGTGCCCCTCCTTTCTTTGTTTTCTGATACGTAGACCCTGCACATGTTTCCAGCATGTGCAGGGTCGGTTCTGTGCTATCCGGCGGCGGGAGGGTCGCGAGGTTTTTCAGGGTTATCCTGTTTGGGGATTTCCTGCGACCATTGCAAGAGCGAAGCTATATACCCTTCGAGGCCGGTAGGCATAGGCGGCGCGGGCGGCGGCTGCCTATTGTTGATATGCCCGGTTAGCGTTGTCATGTACGACATGGCGATAGAGAGCGCCATGCGCGCCCGGTCTTGCCGCTCATATGCTGCCTGCTGGATAGCGCGGGTATCACGCTCCATCGAATCCATGCGGGACTGCAATGTTTCGTTCTGCTCCTGCAAACGTTGCATAAGAGCGGCTTGTGTACCTACCTCGGCCTTTGTTTTCTCTTGCTCTAATGCGAGCTTAGTCTTTGTGATCTCCGCCTTTGACTCAGTCTTTTTGGATGCCCATAGCACTAATGGAGATGCACATGCCCCGAAGATCGTCCCTAACAGACCGTATAAAGCAGAGGGGTCAAGATAAGGTGGCATTATTGTCGTTTCATCTCGATTCTTCCTATCTCTTCGTGAAGAATCCCACGAGGTTCACAATGACGTGGCGGCCTTCCTGCAATGGGATGTCCCATGATTTCACAGACCGGTCGCCGACAGTGGCATAGATTTGCCCTGCCTGCCCAGGAATAAGCTGTGTCTCAATCAGCCCCGCGGGTGCGGGTGCGTCAGCAGGCCATGTGAACAACTTTTCATCGTTTGCGAAATTTCCTCGGTATGTAAAGTCCATGTGAATCAAGCCGAAACCTGTTAGGTTATCCACCTGCACATAGCACCGCGCCGCACCATTTGATGTTGTCTTTGTCGTGGCATGGGTGAGGTTCCATGTCTTCGAGCCGGTCTGCACAGGGCCTTGACCGGGGCGAGTGGTAGACATGTAGTTATTCACCTGGATAAACACATCGTCACCTTGCGGCGAACGTGTTCGGACAGGCACGCCCGTCCAACCTGAGGGCGTAGCCACGTCACGAGAGACGCAGTTTACGATCGCTAACCCCTTGAACCATGTCTCGACATAGTAGGACCAGCGTGCCCCGCCGTCTGCTTTACGGGCGCTTCGAGATGTGCAGGCGTTGAGGACAGTCCCGTCGGTTCCTTCATTGAGAACGTAGAAGTCCGACGCTTCGTTGATTTTCGCGGGTGTAGTAACAGTTCCCTTGTATGAGGATGATTCGGCGCGGCATTCGGAGAGGACATTATCACCGTAAGCGACGATAAAACCATGCCCACCATTTTCCTGCGCCTCGCATTCGACAAAGGCGCACTTAGTAGCGCGGATATACCATCCTGCTCCGTCTTTCTGGTTTCGGCGGTTAGCGGTGGATGGTGCTCCGGCCGCTACGTCTTGCCCGGCGGTCGAACCTGTGGGTAGAGCGTAGAGGTCTGCAAATGGTGCGGCGCGGTGCGTGTACCATGACGTCGAGAGAGAGAACTTCGTTTGCGAGGTCCACACCTCAATGCCTGCGTATCCGCTCTTTGATTGGTTTGAACCGCCAATGTCTGCACCGAAAAATTTATTATCGGCTGCACCGCCGGTTCCTTCCGGGTGTCCCACTGGTTTACCTACGAGCAAACCTGATTGGCCGCAGTGGCGGGTTTTCAGTGAGAAAACTTTCATCGCTTGATCGTCGATGCCGATGATTGCCGCGCCGGTTTCCATTCCCCAAATCTCAAGGAAATTCAGAGTAGGTACGGCGTCCGGGTCTGCGGGGTCTTTCCCCAAATCCGTGTTGAAACAGATACCGCACAGATTTGGTATCCATTGCTGATGTTGGATGCCAGATTTGCGGGATCGGATCATGAGATTTGAGACACCGAAACGCAGACATGTGGGGTCTTGCAGACGCTCTTCATAGGTGCCCGTGTGGAAAACGCCGGTCTTTTTCACGATGGTTTTATCTGTCGTGGCGACAATCTGAGTTGCGGTTCCTTCGCCGTAGACCTGCACAAACCCCTTGAGCTGGATAAACGGGTAGCTAACCTTGTAAATGCCGCCGGGGATGAAGACCGCGCCACCGCCTAATGCGGCGACAGCATCGACAGCATCTTGAATAGCTTTTGTGGAATCCTGTGCGCCGGTCGGGTCTGCCCTATACGGTGCGTCCAAAACGTTCACACTTCGAGCGGATTTCGGCTGCGCGGCCGGTACCTGCACGTTTTCGAGAGCTGTTAGACGGCGGATAATCCCGGAATCGTCATAATTACTCCCGTCCAGCCCGTTCTTACCAGGTTCGCCCTGCGGGCCTTGCGGTCCGGGAGGGCCAACGGGTCCAGGCACACCCTGCTCACCACGTTCGCCACGCGGGCCAGGCTCACCCACACCACCGGTAATGCCGACTTCTTGCACAATCTCACGGAGAACAGGTTTCACTGTTTCCATGTTTACGGTGCCATCACGCCCATCTTTACCCGGTTCCCCCTGCGGGCCGGGAATACCCTGCTCACCACGTTCGCCACGCGGACCAGGCTCACCTTGTTCGCCCTTAGCGCCGGGGGTACCAGGCGTACCAGGTTCACCCTGCGGGCCTTGCGGGCCGGGAGGGCCAACGGGTCCAGGCACACCCTGCTCACCACGTTCGCCACGCGGGCCAGCGGGTCCAGGTACTCCGGGGACTCCATTTACACTGAATTCCTGCACAATCTTACGGACCCGTTCATCTAGATTCGGATCGATCGAAATAGCCTCGGTGGCTGGAATCCCATACATTGAGGGCTGTTTCCCGACTTGATCGGTAAGCCACCCGGATAGACTAACAGTTTCTCCGGCCTTCACGGAGACGGAGGTGAATGCTTTTAGTCGTGTACCAGATACGGCGGTAAACGATCCCTCAACAATGTATTCGCCTTCAACTAGGTCAAGACCGGTTACGCCGCCCGTGCGGGCAGTTTTTAAAACGCCATCCACGATATGGCCGGTAATTACCGTTGGTACATACGTAGTCTCAGCATCCACACGCCACATTGGCGTAAACGTAATGGTGCCATGTGCAGGCACCGGGGACTCATCTATTTTTTGGTGAGTGAGCGTGTGCGCAATGACGCGCCCATAATTTACAGACATTATCAGTCCTTAGGTTTAGTAACTAGTTGCCGCAGCTCGGCGAGCGCGGTTTCTAGTGCTGTGAATCGTTGTTCGAGTGGGAGTACGCCTTTGATCCATGACCGTATTTTGGGGACTACCCACGGAGAGGGTGGGTCGTCGTATGGGTCTTCTTGGGGTGTGTCTTCGGAGCCGGTTCCGACTGCGAAGGTTTGGTCTGTGATGTACATGTGTCCTACGTCGATGTCGTCTGCTTTTTCGCATACGGCGTTCACGTTGTCTTGGGTGATTCCGTGGACGATGTGCCAGAACCGCCATGAGGGGAGTCCTTGGTAGTGGTCTGGGTGGATTTCTTGGTGTGTGCGAGCGAGGTATTTGGTTGCGTCGGATTCGTAGGTTACGGCGATGTCGCAGGCGTTCATCATTTCTAGGCGTGTGTTTGAGCCTGGGTTGATGATGATGGGGACGTCTGCGCCGAGGGCGGCGCGGAGTAGGCGGTAGAGTTCGATGTAGAAGGGGATTATGGCCTGTTGTTCTGCGTCCCAGCCGTTTACGACTTCGTCGAGGAGGATGGCTATGTTTACTATTTTTGTCTGGCCTTTGTACCAGGCGATTATGTTTTTTGCAGTTTGTAGAATGTATTCCTGCGTGTATTTGGTGATGTGCTCCATTGGCACGTTGAGGGATTTTTGTATGCGAGCGCGGTATTGTTCGGTGGCGTATTTTGAGTTTGCGCCGAATCTTGTTTTTATGTAGAAGGCTACGAGTTTCGCGCCTGCGGCTTCGGCTAGTTTGCCTTGTTTGAGGAAGTCTTGATCTACTTCTGTTCCCCAGTCGCCGGAGGATTTGTTGAGGATGACGATGCCGAGGGTTTCACCGAATTTGAGGGTTTTAGCCCATTTACTGCCTTGCGGCTTGTCGCGGTTGTAATAGTCTGCCCACCAGTAAGATATTGGTGAATAATAATTCTCGCCTGCTTGGAATCCGAATGAGCGTTGAGCGTCTACTGCGGAGCCAAGGATTTCTTTTGCCTTTTGCTCGATGAGGGCGAGAAGATGCTGCTCGGTGAGGGTACCGGTGCCTCCGGGGATCGCAATATTGCCACCTGTGCTACCTGCTTCGAGCTGGTTGTACAGGTTGGTGTTTACGATCATTGGGGGGGTTATGTCTGGGTGTGGGTTGGTAATCAATTTTTGACTACTTCGCTTTCTGTTGCCTGTGCTGTCTCGTGTTTGGGTGTTTCGAGTGTGATTAGCCCTAGCTGGATTTGTGCGTCGAGTAGGGAATCTCGGAGACGGTTGTTTTCCTCAGTCAGGTAGATTACTTTGGTTTGGAGCTGTTCGGGTGTCATACGGTGTCGTTTCCTTTACTGCGGTTGAGTGGTAGTACGTAGAGTTCTACCCAGAAATTTTCTTCGCGGTTTCTTCCTAGATGGTTGAGCCATACGCTGCATCCGTCGTTGCGGAGGTTCTGGATGGTTGCAACGATGGGGTTTCCGCTAATGACTTGGGTAGCTACGTATGGTAGCTGCCCTACGTCGCCCCATCCGACGCGGATTTCTTGCCAGCCGCCGCCGTTGAGGGTGTACGGCCCTAGTGGGACGTGGAAGAATGTTTTGGTTTGGGAGAAGAATCCCTCTACGCGAACGTTCGCTTTGACGCGCAATGATTCAGAGATGTTCACGCCGCCGTTCCAGTCCACGGAGAGGCCGCGGTAGACGTTTATCGGGTCGTCGTGGTGTTTCATTCCGAACGTGAAATAGCCCTGTGGGTCCATGCGGATAATGCCTTTGGGGGCTTGCATGGAGGCTTCCTGCGGGCGCATCTCGATAATGGATGACCGGGAGCCTGCGGGGCCTCGCGCAAGGTCGGTGTAAATGGTTACGCCAGGTTCGTCATTAGATGATGTGGCGAGGGTGCCTGTGAAGTAGTTCCCATCACCGTTTGCGCTAATTTTTACGGTCTGTTTCCCGGAATCGTCGAAAGCGGTGATACCGGCCGAGTTCAGTTTTACGCCTCGGTTTTCTGCGGCATCAGTTTGGAGCAGACCGCTAGTAATCATCTGTGCAGCCAATTCCGAGACTTTGAGACGGCGCGCAACCAATTCCTCGGTGACGATCTTCTCTGCGTCGATATGCCGCGCAACTAGTTTCTCTGTGAGCACCTTATCGGCGGTTAGCTGCGACGTTACGATCCCTTCAATCACGGTGGCACGTTGCAGAATCGCATCATCTGTCACTACGAGACGTTTTGTGTTCACATCCATCGCATTCACAACCCCCGCAGCTAGTTCCGATGTCATACGGAGCTGCTGAGCTGTCACTGCGTTATCCGCGAGCGCGGTTCCTGTGAGTGCCTTGGATGAGTTGAGGGTGCGGGCGAGTGTATTGGGGTCTTCGGTCGCGTTTTTGGCTGCTGTTGCTGTTTGGGTGGCGGCGTTGGCGGTGTTTTGCGAGGCGGCGATGTCTTTTTCGAGCTGGTCGAGTTTTGTTTTGACGTCGCCGATGATTTTGCCGCCGTTGTCTATTTGCCCGTGTCCGTTTTTGAGTGCTTCGTCGAGTTCATGGAGGGAGTTTTTTAGGTTCTCCATGTCTTTGTTGAAGTCGGCTATGGTGTCGCCGTCCCATCGGCGGGGTGTGTTGGTGCGGTCGAAATACATTGTGTATTCGTTTTTGCGGGCGATTTTGATGCCGTGGGGGACGGATGCGGGTGTGCGGAGTCGTTGAATCTGCTCGCGGAGTGTGTCGGTTGGTCGTGTTGGTCGTTGGTCTACGAAATCAACCATTAGTATGTTGCTTCCTGGAAATCTAGTGTAACGTCACTGTTGAGGGAGCCGGTCATTTTGATGATGCGCATCGGGTATGTGCCAGATGGTACGGAAATCCATCCGTCGAGGGTGACTGCTGCGATGTCTCCGACAAAGAATGTTCCGAGGGGGGTTTTCTCGGAGGACGCGGGGAAATCTAGTGTCACTTGGTCTATCATTTTTTGACGGGCGGCGAGGGTTCCGGCTGCTTTCTCCCGGAGGATGTCACGGTTTTCTTGGTCTGAGTCCGAGATGACGTCTTCTAGGTATGGTGCGCCACGGTTGATAGAGTCTAGGTTCTCGGCGTAGGATATGGCGGTTCCTTCGCCTTCACCTGCCCCTGTGCACCAGACGCGGTTTGTTAGGTTTTTCCCGCTGGACGCGATTTTGACTTCGCCGATTTCTGCGTGGGATGCGGTGGTGTCGAAATCCGGCGTCCAGTCTTGGCTTATGTAGGGGTATTCCTCGGTTCCGTGTACGAAAATCCATTTGATGAGGGTCTTCGTGTTGTTCGCCCACTGAGGACGGATCATAATGTCTGGCCCGTTGATGACCTTTGACAATTCAGTCCAGCGTTTGCCGATGAGGTTGTTGGCGACATTCCAACCCTCGTAGGTGCGTTGGCGAACGCCTGCTTCGTTAGGTGTTCCGTGTTCTAGGTTGAGTAGACCGCCGGGGCGGTTCATGCCGTGCTCGGCAAGGTTCCACGCGATTTGTCCTAGTGTGGTTCCCGTGTATTCGAGGGTCTGCCAGATGGTTCGCCGCTCAAATATTTTTCGCAACCCCGCGACCTTGATGTCGAGTTTCACGCTCGTTTCGGTTCCCCAATCGGTAATCGGCCCTGCAATAATCGGGTACTCGAATCCCTGGGTGTCGGTGTGCGTGAGCAATACGCCACCCGTCCACGGTTCCCACCATGTGGCAGGAACCGTGGCGAGCGCGGTTTTGGGGACTGTGAGGGTTAGTTCCTCTGTTTTGTTGAGGATGATGGACCATGAGGCATGTTCTGCGTCGATGGTGGATGCGACTTGCCCCGTGATGGGGTTTAGCCAGTAGAGGGTGTACATGCCTGTGGCTCCTATGGTGTTTTATTCTTTGGCGACGCCTAAGTCGATGACGGCGATTTGGTCGCCTGCGAATTTGCGCGGGCCGCCGCCGCAAACTTTCCAGCCTTCGTATCCCCACTCCATGTTATAAACCTTGTACCAGATTTCATGTGATCCGGCTTTGACGGTGAGGACGCGGGTTACATCGCTGGTCGATTTGGTGTTGTTGTAGGTTCGTTCGCGGAAGAATTTCAGTTCGCCGTCGATGTATATCTCGTATCCGACTGATCCTCGGTCGGTTTCTTTAGCTTCCGATCCGTTGGGGAGGCAGTTGGAGACAGTTGAGGTGAGTCGGACGTCGATGTTTCGGTCGGTGGGTACATAGAATGTTCCTCGGCCTCGGATGAATTCTCCGCGTGTGGTGTACTGGTTCCCCTCGAAATAATGGTGATGCAGTAGGCCGAATGAGGTTCCGACTGGTTGAGCGTAGACGATGTTGCCTAGTTCTCGTGACGTCGAGGTGTTCTTTTGCCCGGCGCGTATCTCGCGTTTGGCGAGCATGACTGCGTTTGCTGGGACTGTGGGGCCGATTTTAACGACTGCCGTGTTATTCCCGTCGGAGGCCGGGAGATTCTGCTTCACGTATATATACTCGACGCGGGAGCCGGTATTTGGAGCCGGTTCAGTGGTGAGGTTTTGCGCGGTAACTGGCACACGCACGGAGCGACCGGGTGCGAGTTTGATAACGACTGCCCCGTCATTGACGTGCCACTGCATAGCTGAGGTGCCTGTGACGTCACAGCCGGAGATTACGCCGGGTGTTGGGTATTCTGCTGCGGTGATCGCTTGAATGTCTTCCGGCGTGGTGCCATTGCCTTGTGCATCATGGGTGATGCCGAATCCTGTCGCCACTGTTTGGCCCTTTCTAGATGTATGTGTCTTTCACCGTTATATCCACCCACCCGGTAGCGGGGGCAAGCGCCTCTATTAGGGGCAGGAATCCGCTTCTAGGTGGAATCGTGTGCCACTGTCGCGCCGATAGGCGGTTGGATGCGTCTCGCCCTTCGATGAGGCATGCGCCGCGGGCGCAGTCGATAGTGATGGGTGATGTAGTGGTGATGGGGTAGGGGTATTCGATGACTTTGCCGTCGTTGGAGGTGATTCGCACGCCGGAAGACCATTCCCCTTGAATGGTGTAGGTAGGGTGTGCGGCCGCGTTCCCCTCGTTGGTTGCCCCTACATAGCGGGGGGCTTGCTGCCCATAGAAGAGTGCCCCTTTGGGCTCAGCTGCGTAGAGTGGGTAGCGGAGTCCAACCCCTGAACCTGCTGGGAACGCTTGATATACGATCGGTTCGCCGTAAAGGAATGGGTCTGCGGCAAAAAGTGGTACCTCGAAGTTTATGGCGCGCATACCGTCGTATGAGTGCTTGATTTCACCGTCGAGGCGCACCTGCGTGGTAAGTGTCTGGTTCTGCACGGTCACGGCGAGGGTTCCTTGTTTGCCGTCCCAGAGCAGACCGGAGAGGAAGCGATCGGCGATGCTGCGGGTTGCATCATCGTCGAAAAGCATCCAGGCGCGGAGCGTGAGGGTACGGCCGGTGCGAGTTGCTGCTGCTGGTACCATCCCGTGAGAGAGCTTCCGGGCGGTGTCGTTGCTGTTTACTCCGACACCGCCGTAGAAGCCGTCTAGACCGGTGAGCCAAAATTCGGAATCGTGCCCTAGCTCATCTGTTGAGAGGGTGAAGTCGCCGTGCGCCCCGGTTAGCGATGCGAACCGGGGCGCATTCGGGTTGTTAGACAAGTGCGCCTCCTAGATCGAGTTGATAGGCGAGCGCTTCGCCTACTCGGCGGCCGAACCGGTCGGGGGACATTTCTTCTTGACCGGTTACGTTCACGGTGAGTCCGCCGCCTGCGTAGGCGGGGCGTACACCTGCGGTTGTGGGGGTGTATGCTCCGCCGGTGATGGTGGCGGCTTTGATGGGAATCGTTGGGGTTGCAGGTATAGCGAGTAGCTTCTGCATACCCTTTTGCACGGGGTTCCCCATCTCTTCTAAACCGTCTACGAAGCCTTCGCCGGTGTATATACCGATTTGTCGGAAGACGCGAGACGGTGAGTGAATGCCGAGCAGAGATTTCGCTTTGCCGATGGCGTCGTTCACGGGGCCTGCAACAGCGTTGATGAGGTTGCTTGCCATTTGTCCTACGCCGTCGATCATGCCCTGAATCAGGTTTCGGCCTGCGTTCACCATGTCTCCGACCCATGAACCAACTTTGTTGATGATGTCCGACCCCATCCGTCCGACAACGCCGAGAATTTCGGAGGCTTTGCCAGTGATAGTTGAGACGATGGAATTCCAAATATTCGAGATGGTGTTCCAGATCGAGTTCATGAAGCTGCTGATTGTGGAGACAATCGAATTCCAGATGCTCGAAATCGTCGAGAAAATCGAACTCATCACGCTCGATACTGTCGCAACAATCGAATTCCAGATGCTCGAAACTACGGACATGACCGTGTTCATTGCCGTAGTTACGGCGTTCACGATATTGTTCCATGCTTCGGAGACGAATTGTACGATCGGTGCGAGGAACGCGGTTACAGCTTGGACTATCTGGTTCCAGATGTCGCTAATGGTCTGTACGATCGGTGCGAGGAACGCAGTTACAGATGCTACGATTTGGTTCCAGACGTCGGTGACTATCTGCACGAGACCATTCCAGGCGTTGGTGAAGAATTCCACGACGGGGGTCATGAGAGCAACGATGCCTTCGTAGAGCAGAATTCCTATCGCGACAATGGCGATGAGGAAGTTTTGCCCTACATCTGTAAGGAACTGCACGAGACCATTCCAGGCATTTACGAATGCATCTACGATCGGCGTGAGGAAATTGGTTACACCTTCAACTATGCTCGCCCATATTTCGGTGACGAATTGTGAGACTGTGTTCCAGGCGTTCGTCCAGTTTGTTGTTAGCGCCTCCATGTAGGCGTTGAATAGATCAACGATGCCGTTCCAGAGGCCGGTGAAAAATTGAACGATGCCGTCCCATACAGTCGTTGCGATGGATACGATGTTGTTCCAGACGTCCGTTAGGAAGCTGACGATGTTGTTCCATGCATCTGTTGTGAACTGCACAATTTCGTTCCAGTGGGTGACAACGAAGATGACAACGGCTACTACGACGGCGATGATAGCTGCGATTGCGACAGCGATACCGCCGCCGATTGCGACAGCTGCGGCTCCGAAAACACCCACGAGCGCGGCAATAGCCTCGACAACCGGGGCGATCGCGACAACAACTTGGATGAGGACTGCGATAATTCCAGCGAATACCGCGACGAGCGTAATAATCGTGGCGACTAGTCCAGGGTTTTCTTTAGCCCAATTCGCAATAGCTTCGACAATCGGTGTGATGACTGGGACGATCGCGTTTAGCGCTGTCACGAGCAGGTTACCGAGGACTGGTATCAGCGGTGTTATTGCTTGGAGAATCTGTGTGAACAGGGGTGCGAGCTGCTTGATAGCTTCGCCTACAACAGGGCCAAGCGTTGCCGCCATCTGCCCAAATGCTTCACCAAGCGCGCCTACTACCGGGGCGAGCGCGGGGAGAGCTTGTCCTAGCCCGTCTGCTCCGGTTTTGATTCCGTCGAACAGCGCTTTTATTCCGTTTGATACGGCTGGGTCGGCTAGTAGCTTGCCGAGTCCGTCGGCGAGGGAGCTAATAGCTGAGCCTGCGCTTTCCATTGCATGGCCTAGCGAATCGCCTAGTGAAGGTAGCGAGGATGCGAGGGATTCGAGTCCAGGCTTCATGTTATCCATTGCGCGCCCGGCGGATTCAAACATATTGACTAATGCTTGATGCCCCTCGACGGTAGACATGGCGCGGTTGATGGCGGCTAGACCATCGGCGAGGCCGGGGAGGGGAGTTCCGCCCGCCTCCTTAGCT